TTTTGTCCGAAGTTACAATGTAAGTGTTTTTCTCACCGAACTGTTTTGCTAACCAATCATATGCGGCTTTGTGATGCAATCCCATTGGTTGAAATCTACCGGGATAGATAGCAATGATTGTCTTATCTCCACTATCTTCTTCATTGAAGATTTGGAGTTTTATCTCATTCACGATTTGATTGATTAGTTTCTGCATATGTTATTCTGGTTTAGTTGGCCAAACGATGTTGTATGGATCTTGTTGTAAAGTGATGTCTCTAAGCGATTGACGATATGTTATCCACTCTGCTTTCTTTTCTTCTGTAAGTGGTGAATCTGGTAGTTGTGTCCAATCACATTCCGAAAGCATTATGTTTCTTTCGTTCCGAACGTTTTCCCACATTTGATTGGTCTCTTGATCTAATTCTTCCTGTGTTTTTTCACGAACTTGCTCATACTGAACAACTTCGTTTCCTTCTACCACGAATGTTTGACCTGTAACTATACTCGTTTCGGTCTTGTTTGGATTTGGAACAAAACGAACAGGATACCACCCATATTCTAATACCTTTTCTTGTGGAAGAAGATAGAAATTAGAAACATTATGGGCATTCTTTGGAAGTGGTCGTGGGTATCCTTGAACTTGACCGTCTACTACTTGTATGTAATCCACACTAATACCTCAATAAAAGAAAAGACATATAGTATAAATATGTCTTTTTCTCATTTACCATCAATAATATGACCCATCGTCTATGACCTCATTCTTTTTTCGTAGAGCAGCAATACCTTGACCACGCCATTCTACGTCAACAAGATCATAGTATTTTAGTGTCATCTGATAATCAGGTCTGTTGAAGTCATGTATAAAGATGATTACATTCTCATCTATGACTTCCCAAATTGATTTTGCACAATACTTTCTTGCCCTACCGTCAATTAGAATCTTTGTAAACTTCAATCCCTTTTCTTTTGGATAGTTGATGTAGTCCTTGAATTGTTCGTAACGGCAAGGAATTGGTTGTGGTGAGTGCGCTGGTATATGATGAAGTTCGATGTTTGTTGCACCATAAGCATCTATTACCTTACCCAACGAATTTATCCAATCAATATCGTGTTCGATTGAAATTACCTTTGAAACGATACCCGACCAGTATAGAGTTGAGTTACCACTTCCCCATTCAAGAAGAATATCATCGGGAGTTAGAAACTTCTCGATGAACTTATACTCCCACTCATTCATAAGTGGTCGGTATGACTCGAATTTATTAGCGGTTGTTATCATAGATGTCAAACACCTCCTTTACAACTTCATCAACTTCTGGAATGTAATCATATAAGGTCTTTCCTTCTGGGATTAGATCGATTGTATCTGTGTAGAATTCTGTGTGACGAATTTCTAGATCATCGAGAAGAAGTCCTTTACGGAGTGCCTTTGTTTTGTAGTATTGAGTTCCGTTGCGGAATGGAAGAATGTGATCTTCGTGTTTACACGTTGGAATAGTGACGATCCAATTATCGAATGCACCAGCAATATGAAGTGGTGAAGAGTCGTTGGTAAGAAGACAACGTGAAAGTGAAATGAGAGAAAGTAGTTCACCTAATGTTGTGAGATCTCGAAGGTCAATTCCGTCTTTTGGACATTGAATTGGAAGATACCCTTGTTTCTCATCTATTGTTTTACCAATAAGAACTACCGTAAGTTTTTCCGATAACTTGTCTATAATCTTTTGCCACCAATCTTGTGGTAGAGTTTTTGAAGGCCACCACTTTCCTGCATGAACCACTATTGTTGGTTTATCTTCCTTCTTATCGGCTAATAGATTTAGGACAGACATTGTATCACCGGCCTCCAACTTCAATTTGATTGTCTTTTCTTCGTTTGGAATTGTTCGTCTAATCATTGACATCGAAGCAAAGTCCGTAGGATGGAAAAGAACGTGAGACATCTTGTGTTCTGACTGACCAATTTCAGGACAACTATACATTGTTATGATCGCGTCATTGATACCATTCCACTGATCGTAATTGTAAACAGGACAGGAAAGATGTTCAAACAAACGAGGGAAGTGGGTTACAACGTGAATGTTTGCATCGGGATACATTTTCTGTGTGTATCTGATTGCAGGATCTGCACAAAGTTGATCACCCATACCAGCGGTAACTGAAATAAGAATGTTCCTCTTATATTCATACTTCGGTGAATCTAATTTCCATTGTTCGATGTCTTTCTTCATTACTTCCAACTGCATTTGTTCTGGTGCACCGGCATAATGAACCAAATATGAATCAAGACGTGAGATACCACAGAACTTATCAAGTATATCCATTCGATTGAACTTATAATCCAAATCAAACATATCAACACTATCATTGAGAATACGAAGGTTGATATACGGTTGGTCTGTTTCTACAAAGTCAATCCCCTTTGGTAACTTGAAGATTGGTTTGTGAATTCTTGAAATAACCATCACACCTGAATTGTAAAATGGACCGTTCCACGGTTTTAGTGTTTCTCCGTAGTATTCTGATGCCTGTTCAAGATATTCATATCGTGGGACATACCTTCCTTCATTGAACATACCAAGTTTGTTTTCGGGAACTATCTCAAATAAGTTCGGTGTATCTTCACGAACAAGGATGTCAATATCCAAGTAAAGAATCCTTTTATATTGATTCAACAACTCGTGGATATGAAACTTATTCCACTTCTGTGTAATATAGTATTTGTTGAATTCGTCAATGTTTAGGAAATCCGCACCTATCTTTTTTGCATATGCCTTTATTGACGGAAGAGAAAGTTCGGAAACTTTTTTATAGTGATCTCCGATAGAGATAGTCAACACCAAGTAATCGGATTTTTTCATAACTAAATGTCTTTTGAAAATGAAACATAACTTTACAATATACTAAACTTTGAATTCAATTACAAATTACAAACACGAACTGGTGTGATTCTTGATGTGGTGGTATTGTCACCGAGTTGACCAAAGTAGTTATATCCCCATGACCAAACTAAGCCATTATTATCTACGGCAAGACTGTGGTAGTCACCCGCACAAATTTGACAGAAAGTTTTTGTTGCACCTAGGACAGATACTGGTGTTCGTTTTGATATGGTTGAATTGTCACCGAGTTGTCCAAACGCATTATATCCCCATGCCCAAGCTAGGCCATTTTTATCTATGGCAAGGTTGTAGTAATAACCGGCAGAAATTTGACAGAAGGTTTTAGGTGCACCACAAACAGATACTGGTGTTGTTTCACTGGCGAATCCGTTATTACCGAGTGCACCGTAGCCATTCTGTCCCCATGCCCATGCTTGACCATTTTTATCAATGGCAACACTGTGATGCTCTTGGCCCGCGTCAATTTGACAGAAGGTTTTAGGTGCACCACAAACAGATACAGGTGTATATTTTACTATGGTTGAACTGTTACCGAGTTGGCCTCGTCTGTTATAGCCCCATGCCCAAGCTCTTCCGTTTTTATCTATAGCAAGGGAATGGTAATAACCGGCAGAAATTTGACAGAAGGTTTTTGTTGCACCTAAAACAGATACTGGTGTAAGTCTTTGAGCTGTGGTGTTGTCACCGAGTTGGCCAAAGTTATTCTGTCCCCATGTCCATGCTTGACCATTTTTATCAATGGCAACAGTGTGGTAATTACCCGAACCGATTTTACAAAAGGTTTTAGTTGCACCAAGGACAGATACTGGTGTTGTTTGTGACGCTGTAGAGTTGTTACCGAGTTGACCAGACCCGCCGGCGCCCCATGCCCAAGCTCGACCGTTCTTATCTATAGCAACGATGTGAGACCAACCAGCGGTAATTTGACAGAAGGTTTTAGATTCACCTAAAACAGATACAGGTGTACACCTATTTGTGATTGAATTGTCACCGAGTTGACCGGCATTATTTAATCCCCATGTCCAAGATACACCTGTATTTTCTACATACAAAGAATGGCCTTGGCCGGCCGCAAGATTACGTGGAACTGGCGTTGAGCCACCTCCACCTCCACCCCCACCGGAAGCCTTCTTCCTACCAGTAACTACATTGAATATAAATGGCATATCATTACATCCTTATACAAAGTTCAATCCACCTTCAAACCCATAGAAAGTAGTTCCACCGTCGGGAGTGAATATAGAGTAAACGTCTATCATACCAGGAGCTGCACTTGGTGTTGGTGGTGTTCCACCTGGCCATTTTATTGATCCCCATGAAATCGTATATGGTGGTGAACCACCTATGGTGAATATTATCGTCATAGCGTATGCATTAGGTTCACCACCAGAAGAAGCAGGAACATCTTCAATGGCAAACGAATTGATATTTGTGTTCAAATCGACTTTGAATATACTTCCTTTGGTTCCCATAGATAATGCAAGTTCACCAGTTCCACCATCTATTGTGGCGGTAGATGCACTAACTTCTAAGTATCCACGAGATCCAATAATTGCTCTATCGCCATCGGTTCCAAGTAATTCCAATCTTCCTCGTGTATTTGAAGTTCCATCTGTTCTAATATAGACTGAACCAGTAATATCTAAACCGTTTGGAGAGTTAGCAGGACGTATCAATACATCAGATGATGCAGTAGCTGCACTTGTTGTTCCATCTGAGAATAATATACGATTGGCACCAGCGTTGTTTACAGAGAAACCACCGGCACCTTCTAACGCAAACGTTCCAGAAGATGTTGGATATGTTAGTGTTACGTCAACAGATGCAGAAGGATATTTTAGTGTATAGTTTCCCATTTATTTACCCGAATGAAATTCCAAGTTTTTGAAGACCAAGTTCTAATACATAATTATCGTCGGTTCCCCAATTGTTTAATTCTTCTAATGTAAATGGAACATCGTGGGTAGAAACTACATTATTGTTTTCATCTAAAAGTGATACTCTACCATATGCGTAATCGGATAGAGTAAAATTTATATGAACAAAATTCATTTGAGCGCTTACCGCTGTTTTTATTGTCTGAAATGGTGTTATGTTATTGTTTATTAGCATATTACTCCTTTTGATGTATCAATATATTGCGACTGCAAAATCAACATACGCAAACCAACTAATTGTGTTTCCAGTTTCGCCAGTTACGTTTATAACAAATGCTTCATTTGTATCATCCGCGACTACTCGTATGCTCCAGTTTCCAGATGCACCATCGCCGAGAGAGGTAATAATAGGAGATCCAACAAAAGCTGTGGTATTACCACGTCTATCAATCACACCTTCTATTTTCCACGCGGCAGATTTATCTTTGACATCACCTCTTCTAGCGGAAACTAGTCCAGAAAATGCAAGGCACGCGCCGTAACCAAGATAATCAATAACTGCTCTTACACTATTTCCATAAGTAGCCGGTGACAATCCACCGATTGTCAATTCTGTTTCAGTTGAATTTGTTGTCTTCGCCTGAAAAATAAGTTTTTGAAACTGTCCGCCACCATTACCACCGGGGGAACCGGAATTATTTGCATGTACAATTGCAGCTTTACTAAGCGCATATGAATATTTGCCACTAGCAACTGAATAGTCGCAATTAGAGCCAACAAACGCAGAATACCCACCCAGTGTTACACCACCAGTACCAAGTACCTGGCCATATTCCCCACCTAATGACGCACCAGCTTGAGCCGCCATACTATTTTGATAACCACCACCCACAAAAGAATAATTTGCAGTAGCAGAATTATTATATCCACCAGCAATAACAGAATACTGTCCACTTGCAACTCTAGTTTGAAAACTTCTTATCCTTTGGAAATCAACACTATAAATACCTCTTTTGTTTCCACCATTTGTAGTTCCATCTGGAACTTGCGCTAGAATAGCACCAGACCCTTTCGGTTCTAAAACAGTATCTATGTCAGTCGCGGATCCACTCGCCAGTAATCTAGAAGCAAAAACTGTATTGTTTGGACTGGCAGTTTCTAATGAACTTGTAAATCCAGTTAAAACACCATCTTGACCCGATGTTCCAGATGAACCCGATGAACCTGATGAACCTGATGAACCTGATGTTCCGGGTGCACCGGTATCACCAGTTGCACCAGAAGTTCCTGATGTTCCAGATGTTCCAGATGTTCCAGATGAACCCGATGAACCCGATGAACCAGATGAACCACTACTTCCAGATGTTCCGGGTGCACCGGTAGCACCAGTTGCACCAGAGGTTCCAGAAGTTCCAGAAGTTCCTGAGGTTCCCGATGAACCTGATGTTCCGGGTGTTCCTGGGTCTCCTGTGTCTCCTTTTACACCAGAGGTTCCAGAAGTTCCTGAGGTTCCTGAGGTTCCTGATGAACCTGATGTTCCGGGTGCACCGGTAGCACCAGTTGCACCAGAGGTTCCAGAAGTTCCTGAGGTTCCTGAGGTTCCTGAGGTTCCGGAAGTTCCTG